GGCACAAACGAAGGGTTTAGCGAGATATGGTGGTACTACTGCTCTTCTAGTTCTACAACAATAGACCGCTACGTTATCTATAACTACGAACAGAATATCTGGTACTACGGCAATCTAGCTAGGACTGCGTGGATCGACTCAGGTATACGTGACTTTCCTATGGCGGCTACATATAACAACAATGTGGTTAACCATGAGGATGGTATTGACGATAACGAGACCGGCACGGCTGCAGGTATAAGTTCTTTTATATCTTCTGCACAGTTTGACCTAGATGACGGACACAAGTTTGCGTTTATACAGAAAGTGTACCCAGATGTGACGTTTGACGGGTCTACCATAGACAGCCCTAGTGCTACGTTGTCTTTGTTTGCAGCACAAAACTCTGGGTCTGGACGTAACTCACCTGCTTCTGAGGGGGGCACAAATACAGGCTCTGTAACTAGAACAGCAACTGCACCTATTGAGGCGTTTACCTCTAGGCTTGATCTACGAGTACGTGGTAGGCAGCTAGCATTAAAGATAGAATCTAGTGATCTTGGAGTAAAATGGCAGTTGGGATCACCGCGTTTAGAAATGCGCCCTGACGGGAGAAGGTAATGGCTGTAGATAAAACAAACTACAACATAGAGTTTAGAGCGCCTGTTCTTCCAGACCCACCGAATGACTATAACGTGCAGTCGTTTAACCAACTAAATAATGTTCTACGTCTTTATTTTAACCAGCTTGATAAAGGCATACGGGACGCTTCGGTTTCTCCCACTGCACAAGCCACTGCTTGGTTTTTAGGCTAGTGGCTAACGTATATAAAAACGCAAAGGTAGACTTAACTACCACTGATATAACTACGCTGTACACATGTCCTACAGCTACGACAGCTATTATTAAGTCTATATTGATATCTGAAGACTCAGGTAACGCTGACACGATTACTGTAACCATCACCGATTCTGCTTCGGCAGTATTTAGTGTATTTAAGACTAAAGCGATAGGAGCGAACACCACAGTAGAGTTGCTTACTGGGCCTCTTGTTGTAGAAGAGTCTGAAGTAGTTAAGGTTACTGCAGCTACAGCCAATAGACTGCACGTAGTAGCTAGTCTGCTAGAGGTGTCGTAATGGCAGTTGAAGATTTAGCAGCGCTTACACCAGAAGAGATACAAGAAAGACTAAAGGCTTATTTTGATAGCGAAGAAGGTAAAAGCTATCTTGATAACATTACAGCTAGCACGTCTGACGAATATACAAAAGCCTCGCTTGAGGAATCAGGAGCATCCAACATTGCGGGGGCGCTTAGTTTTGTTAGCCCCCTAGATAGTGATGCCCTAGAGACATGGAAAAGCCAAAACCAAGTTACAGACGACAACAACAATAGTTTTTTAGAGAACGACCAGCTATTTCAACTTAAGGTATTTGCAGCGTCACAGCCTAAATACGTGCCCATAGTGCCCGGAGAAGGGAACCGGCGGCAACAAAGGATGGCAGAAGCATCGAAAACTCCCGGCGCTATCTACTCTGACTTTGGTGCGTACTCTTTAGCGTTACAGGCCCATAATAAAAATGTAGCTAGCTATGTAGAACAAGAAGATATACCTACGTCTATAACTACTCCCGATGGGGTAGAGATGAGTTTGAATCTGGGCATGTCGCCCATGTACTACAACGAGCAAAACGATGGCGGTAGACTTTCGCAGAAGCACAAAAATGGTGCTACTGGAGACTACTACAAACAGCTAGGTGGAGTAGGTGAGTACGGCACGTATTATGTAAAAGAAAAGAAAACTGATTGGCGAGACAGCCTTGAGGCTTCTATACCGTATTTTGCTGCGTTTGTTGGTATATCAGTAATAGGGCCAGCGATAGCAGCAAAAATGGCAGGGGGAGCGGGTACAGCGGCGGGTACAGCGGCGGGTACAGGAACGGCAGCGACGGGTACAGGAACGGCAGCGGGTGTTTCATCAGAAATAACAAAAATTCTTACCACGACGATGCCTGCATCCAGCTACACCACTGCCACGGCTGGCGTAACCAGCACCATATCAAACGCTATAAATGCTGTGGGGTCTACAATAAGTTCTGTTGCAGGGGCTGTGAGCGGGGCGATAGCAGAGGGTATAGCGGCGGTTATTCCGGGTGTTAGTGCAGAAGCAATAGCTCCAACCATAGATGTTTTAGGGTCAATCACTGCTGCTTCTAAAGGTATATCCTATGCAGAACAGTATAAAAACCAACAAACCGCCGAAGCCATAGGCGGAGCAATTAGTACGGCTGCAAACGGGCTTCCTAGTGGCGTTATTTATTCTGGCCCCGGTGCTGGTGGTGATGGGGTATTTGACCCAAATGTTATTTACAACCTTACTGAAATAGCTACAGCAAATAACGGAGCAGCAGAAGACGAAGAAGCAGCCGAAGCGATAAACGTAACAGCGATAGCCGCAGAAGCAATTGCTGGAATAGCCAACCCAGATGAAGACGAAGCTGTTGTAGCTGCCAATACTGCAGTAAGCGAGGCAGAGACAGGATTAGAAGAAGCCGCAGGCAATGTAGCCACCGTAGTAGAAGAAGAGAATGCTAAAGCAGATGGTGCAGAGTCGTATGCTAGATATGTAGCTAGTCGTTATGGCACACGTAGTTTTGCTTATAGAAACGCAAAAAAGAGGGCGGATAAAGCTAAGCTAGACGCACGAAACAAAATAAGCAAAGCACAAACTGCTGCTAGTGTGGCACAGGCTGAGTTGGAAGATGCTAGAAAAGCACAGGCGGGTGCTGCCCGCGATGCAGACGATGCGTATAAAAGTGCTCGCGCACAAGCAATTCGTGATGCTCAAGCTAAAGCTAACAAACAACGATCAGAGATAGACGCTAGAAATGCGGCTAGAAAAGAAAAACTAGAAGAAATACAGAACACTACAACCACAGATCAAGAGACGTATAACAACGCCTTAGAAGAGTCCAACACCAACGCAAATAACTCTGCTGCTGAGATAGTAGAAAATGTAACGAGTGTTGCAGATGCAGTGGAAGAAATTACAAATAAAGTAACAGAAGAAGCTCAAGCTGAAGCAGTTAAACCTGCGGAAGAACCATCTGCAGAAGAGGTGCAAAAGGCTAAAGACCAAGCAGATCAAATAATAACGGACGCAGCCGAAGCCGCCGCTGCAGAAACAGAAGCACCAGATTATACAAAAGTAGAAGCTACCCCTGATGGCGCAGATGCACTACCCGCAGATGAGCAAGAGATTAAAGATCAGGCAACTACCCCGCCTGTTGATGAAAAAATAAAAGAAGACATAGCGGAGCCACCCAAGTATCCAGAAAAAGAAGAAGTTATAGAAGAAGCTGAAACCGATGATGGAGGCGGTGGAGGCGGTGGAGGCGGTGCTGGTGAGGGCGCTGGTGCTGGACAGGGCGGTGATACAGGGGCTGATGCTGAAGTAGGCACTACTACGACTGCGGAAACAGGAGAGGCTGGCGCTGCTGGCACAGATGAAGCTGAACCTCCTGTAACCGTTACAGAAGAACCCTATACAGGTAGCAACAACTACGACCCTAATAAACTTGCAAGGCAACTTTACGAAGCCTATCTACAAGAAGCAGACACTGAGCTAAAAGGTGCGATCCTAGAAGAGTATGAAAAATACACTGGAACTACTTTACCGCCTGATGAAGCGTTTGGGGTATGGACAGAAGCTAAAAACGACGCGGCAAGGGCTACAGCAGAAGCTGCAGAAGCAGCAGAAGAAGCCGCAAGGTACACCTCTGGTATGGATGTCGCTACAGGAGATGCAGCAAAAACTGTAGGTCAATGGGTTCAACTTGCTAATGGTGCTTGGAAAAACACTATAACTGGAAAGATAGCTGCTCCCACAGCCGTGTCAGGAGGTAGTGGTGAGGGAGAGTGGGAAGTATTGAACCCAGATGGCACGGGTACAGGCGAAGTAATAAATGAGTATTCTGACGACACTGGTGCAGAGCCAGACGACGACATAAGTATAGGGTTACCCACAGACGAAGATACAAAAGAAGAAGCTGCTGGCACTACAGGCGCTGGAGAAGAAACAGGAACCACCACAACTACGGATACAGGCACAAGCACAACTGGTGCTCCAACCGATACTACGACCACAGCCACTACGTCTACAGGCACGGCGGGTGCAACTACAACACCTACCGAAACGACTACAGGTGGGGCTGGTACAGGCGAAGATTTAGGAACAAGCGATACCGCTGCAGACCAAGATCAGACAGGTGCAGGTGCTGACGGTGCTGGTACGGGGACTACTGGCCCTGCGGATGAGGTGGGTGCTGGTGATGCTGATGCTACAGGTACGGGCACAGGTGCTGCAGATGTTACGGGTACGGGCACAGGTGCTTCTGGCACTCCCGGTGCTGGTGCCGGTGAGGTAGGTGACCCCGGTGATGTAGGCGAAGGTACAGGCACAGGTGCTGGTACAGGCACAGGCACAGGAGGCGGCACAGGGTCTGGTACAGGCACAGGCACGGGGTCAGGAGAAGGGCCGGGAACAGGCAGCGGTACAGGCGGTGGTCAGGGGTCTGGTAGAGGTATAAGCGATCAGGTATTTGCAGCCCTTATGCAGCCACAACAGGTACAAGTTAAAGCAGCCCCCGTTGCAGATATAGGCACGCCCTATGACTTTAGTAGTATATTTGCAAGTCCAGAGCAAGCTGGTAAATTTGTTACGCCTTATGGTGTGCGTAAAGCCGCTGCGGGTGGCGTAATACGCTCAGACACTGATACTATAATGAAGCAGTTAGAACGCAAGAACAAACCCGTTGATACGATGGAAGATTTGTTCCGTATCATTGGAGGAAAATAATGAGCTGGTTTTCAGACTTTATAAAAGACACTTTTGACAATGATACAGTAGATAGTGTTGTTGATTTTTTAGGTGCTGACATTGGTGGAGGCAGTAGTATTGCAAGCACCCTGCTTGGTTTAGGTCTTGGTTATGCTGCTGACCAATCTGGTATAGCTGACCCTAAGCTGCCTGTAGTGGGGTATCAAGGCAGTATTCCCGAATACTCTGCAGTGCGTGAGCGCGTACCTATGCAAGCAGACCCTAATAGAAGGCCCGGATCAGCAGGGCGCAGATATTTTTCTGACACTATATTCGCACAGAAGCCTGAAACAGAACCTATGACCGTGGAGCAAGCTCGCGCACAGGCAGCGGCACAAGCTCAAGGTATAGCGGCTGGACAGCCCCCAGTTGCTGCTCCAGTAAAAAAAGAAGAAAAAGAATATGACCCTGATGCAAAAGAAGTTGGTATGGCGGGGCCAGATCGTATATATGCAAAAGGAGGTATAGCAAACCTCTCACAGGGTAGATACTTAGGCGGGGCTACAGACGGACAAGCCGATAAAGTACCCGCTAGAATAGATAACGGACAAGAAGCTAGGCTCAGCGACGGTGAGTTTGTACTACCCGCAGATTTAGTAGCTCTTTTAGGTAATGGTAACTCTAATGCAGGTGCTAAGAAGTTGCATGAGTTCATGGACAAAGTGCGTAGACAAGGCACAGGCAAAGAAACACAACAGAAGAACATAGATGCAGGTAAAGAGCTATCTATGCTTCTAGGGTAGGAGGCACTATGTCAAACGGAACTACTGGCACTGGTGGAAACGCTGGAGCAGGTGACTATACAGACTTCACGCCTAAACAAACGGGTACTGAATCTGCACTTTCTACTTACGTTGGCCCCTATGTTACCGACATGCTGGGCAAAGGGCAGGCACTTGCAAATCAAGGCTATCAAGCCTACACAGGGCCACTTACTGCAGGGCAATCTGGGTTACAGGATACAGCGTTCCAAGGTATAGCTAACCTAACCGTACCTACTACAAGTATGGGTGCATTTAACCCCGGAACTTTTGCTGCGTCTGGCGCTCCTGCAATGACCACAGAGGGGGCTAATGCTCCTGCTGCTACAGGCATAGTGGGTGAGTATATGAACCCCTATCTACAAGCAGTGCTAAACCCACAGTTAGAAGAAGCACGTAGACAAGCAGAAATAAGTAGGCAAGCAGAAGCGGGTAGGTTTACTAGATCAGGCGCATTTGGCGGTTCTCGCCAAGCTATTGCAGACCTAGAACGCGATAATATCTTACAGCGCAACTTAGCCGATATAACAGGCAAGGGGTATGCGTCAGCGTTTGACACTGCTCGCCAACAGTTTAATACCGAACAACAACGACAGCAGACAGCACTAGACGCTGCAAATCGCTATGGGCTTGATTCACTTGCAGCACAAGCTAGAGCGGGGGAAATGCAACGGGATATAGAATCTCAAGGCATTGCTGCTGATCTAGCACAGTTTGAAGAAGAACGAGACTACCCGTACAAAAACGTGCAGTACATGCAGTCTTTACTACAGGGATTACCCCTACAAACACAGTCTTATAGCTACTCACAGCCTAGTCAGTTGAGCAACATACTTGGTGGTGGCGGTATAGGAGACATCCTGTCAGCGTTGTTTGGTGGGGCTAGTGAAGAAAAAGACACTTCTCCGGGTAGTTACGAAGATCTGTATGGTGGAGGAGGCGGCTAATGATTCCAATGGACAGAGAAGTCGATGAGCTTGCCGAGGTATACAGTCCACAGCAGCTACAGCAAAAGTATAAAGTTACACAAGAACTCATGTACCTGCTTGCTTTGCAGAAAGTTCAGTCAGATATGAAGGCCGCACAGAACCAACTGACTATGAGTCAACAACAGCAGCCGGGAACTATAAAAGACCAGATGGAAGGCCAAGTCTTCCAAGAAAAACTACGTCAAGTGTCTGGCACTATAGCTCAACAAGAGGCCCAAAGAAGGCAGCAACAGCCACAACAACGCATGATGGCTAGCGGCGGTATTGTTGGGTTTGCAAAAGCTGGAGAGGTAGAAGGAGACGAAGAAGGTAAAAGTCTTTTAGGAGAAGTAGGTAGTAATATCTACCAGTGGGTGCAAGACAACCCAGAAGAAGCTGTTGCCGCAGGTTTGATGTTTATACCGGGAGTTGGTGTCTTAGGTAATCTGGCTATTAGAGGAGTGGGAGCCGCACTTAAAGCAGCTAAAGCAATAGATTATGTGGGTAAAGGCAAGCGAGCCGCTCAAGCTGTCGGAGGCGCTGCTAAAAAAGCTGTAACAAAGCCTAAATACGAAAAGATAGGCGATATGAGGACGGTAGGGGACGCTAAAGCAAGAACGATTGATTACAACAAAGTAGCAGGGATCGGGGGTGTAGGGGGAGCAGCGGCTATTGCCTCTACAGGTGATGACGAAACAGAAGAAGCTGCAGAAGAAGAAACTACACAAGCAGGTGCGGGTACAGGTGCTGGAACTGGCGGTATAAATATACCTTTTCCGGGGCAAAATATAGCAGGCGGTTCTGCATATGGTTCTTCATCTCCCTCGTCTTCCATGACTCCTCCCGCTGCCGGTGCCGGTACTACTAGAACTGGTGGTATAGCTAGTCAAATAAAAGATCTTGACGATACTAAGTCTGCAATAGAAGTATTTGATGAAACGTCTCCCGGCCTACGCCAAGGGCTAATAGGAAGGGCACAAAAAAGCCAAGAAGACATAGATATAGCCGCAATGGGTGCTGGAGACAGGGCAGCAAAAGTAGCGGGAAGGGGCAAAAAAGCTAAACAGTTTGAGCAAATGGAGCAAGATCAAGAGCGCTTGTACCAAGAATTGCAAGACCCTGACAAGCAACAAGCACAGATGCGTCGTAACATTTTTGCAGCGTTTGGTCGTGGTGGTAATTCGTTTGGGCAATTAATGAGTAACGCCCTAACTGCTGTAAGTAAAACTGAAGCAGGGCAGGATCAACTCAAGCAGATAGCTTTGGATAAAAAACAAGGTGTAACCACTAAAGCTATAGAAATAGATCTAAAGGCCGCAGGGCAGATTAACGCTGCTATTGATAACGCACAAAGCATATACGCTGCAGATCGCCGTCAAGCTGAAACAATACTTGCTGGTTTATCAAGCGATGAGTTTAAAAGTATACAACAGAACGTCCGAAATAATTTTGACCTCAATAACGCTCGCGTAACAGCCGCCTTGGATGAGATGAAGATATTGGCGCAACGAGAGGCAACACAGTCCGCTAGAGAGATAAAATCTCTGGGAGTTGCTCAAGCAGAGTTAGCCGATATAAACGAGATAAAGTCAACAGTATATGAAGCTGTTATGGCAAATCCTATAGGTAGGATGGCTGAACTAAGAGCTAAGAAAGACGCAGGTACGTTAAGTAAAACAGAAGCTGCTGAATACAATAGCTTGTCTGACCAGATGCACTTACAAATAACCTCGTATTTTGATAGAGAAGGACTTAACACTAGAGCAGAAGAACTAGCTAAACGGATAGACTTGTTTACAAGCAGGACTGAAGAGCAAGGCGATGTATCTCGCGCATTAAATAGATACGGTATGTAGCGTGGTTACTGTCGAGCGTTTACAGCGAGGCATAGAAAAAGCCACTGCCGCAGGTGATTACGAATCTGTTGAGATGTTTAGGCGTGAGCTAGATAGCATTCAGTCTATACAGCGGCGTCGAGAAGAAGGTAAAGAAAGACGTAGCACAGAACTAGAAGAACTAAGACGTAGGGCTGCTGAATCCTCAGAGATATTTGAAGAGTCCAAACGTGGTAGTGTTGCTCGTGGTTTAGATATAGGCACTGATCTTATTGCACAGGCCACCGGCTCTGGTTTAGAGGGTATAGGCAGGGTGCTTGGGCTAGAAGGGCTTGAGGAATACGGCGCTGAAGTTGCTCTTGAGAACGAGGCTGACATACAGCGTAAATCTCGTTACCAAACTAAGTTTGACGATATTGAAGGTGCAGGAGATTTTTTCTCCTATCTTGGTGGTGTAGCTGCTGAGAGTGCTCCTGCTACGGCTGCTGGTATTGCTGGTGGTATTGCTGCCGCTGCCGCCGCTCCTGTATTAGGCGTAGGTGCTGTTGTTGCCGGTATTGCTGGTGCTACCCTTGCAAACTTACCGTTCTTCTACGGTATGAACCGTGAACGCCAAAAAGAAGCTATAGACCAAGGATTTAAAACTGAAGTAGATGAAGGCGCTGCCTTTTTAACTTCCCTGCCTCAAGCGTTATTAGACGGTATCGTTGACCGATTATTGATTGGCGGTGTTGCTAAATTAGGTGTTACAGAAAAAGCACTTACTGGCGGTGGTATATTTACTAGAAGCACAAAAGGCGCAGGTCTAGGTGCAGTAGTAGAGGCACCCACAGAAATAGGTCAACAGATACTGGAGCGTGCCCAAGCCGGTTTACCTTTAGACAATGAAGAAGCGCTTGCCGAATATAGAGAGGCGGGCATAGCAGGTGGCTTGTTGGGTGGTGCCATTAGAGGAACCACTAGCGCTGCTGGCATTGGTATTGATACAGATGAAACGCCTCAGACACGCACCGAACCAACAGGTGCAGCCCCGGCACAGGTAGTAGATGAAGCTGTTGATCCCGTTGTAGATGAAGATGTAGCAGCAACAGAAGTAGACGTTACGGCAGAAGAAGCAGGTGTTACAGCAGAGGATGTGGCTGCTGTAGCGGAGACGGAAGCGCAAGCAGATAGGATACGGGCAGGAGAGGAGCAAGGCGCTGTAACCACAACCACTGTTGGCGATGAAGCAACTACTACCGTCCAAAGTATTGACGAGTTTAGAGAGGGTGTAGCTACCGCCCCAACAGAAGAAGCTGTAGAAACTGCTCAACCAGAAACACCAAAAGTAGTTACTGAAGAAGTGCTTGATGCGTTAGGAGTTAGTCCTAGAGCGCCAATACGTAAAAGAGTGCTTGCTGCAGAAGTTACTAATGAGGAAGCATTAGCAGAGCTAAGTAAATACGCTAGCAACTCAAGGATAAAAAACGCAAAAGAGGTCAAGCCTAAGATAGAGCAGTTTATTGCTGAAAACACAACTAAAACTGAAGAGGTAGTTGATGAGCGACAAGCCCAAGCTACAGAGGTTGAAGAAGAGTCAAGTGGAGTCAGCGTTCCGGGTGATATACCGAGCGCACCAGAGTCAAGAAGAGACAGCGATACCGCCAGCACTGTTGAGCCTAGACGAGGAACAGTGGGAGATGTTGACGATAGCGCTGGACGACCTGCTACTGGAACTGGAAGAAGCGACCTTACATTAGATGAAGAAGTCACACAATTAACGGATGCAATAAACAAACTAGACACAAAAAAAGCGGAAGACACAAAGCCGCAAACGAGCGGTACATCAAAACAACAGTTTCTTACTAAGACACTTGGCGTGCAGTTTAATGGGCGTACAGGTAAAGGGCGCGGTGCTGATGCTAAAGCAGACGTTGATACCGTAACAGACGAACAAAAAGAAGTATTCCGAACAGAGGCTAGAGACTTAACGACAGCACTGGGGTTCGCTCAGAACGAGTTAAACGTAATAGAAGAAGATCTAACCGCAAGACAGGCAGATCTTAGTCTTGCTAAAGATGACCCGCAGTTACAGCAAGATGTAATAGACGCACGAAGAGATAGAGAAGACGCTTTAACGCAAATACAAACCATACAAAATAGAATCAAAGCGCTTAATGAACGTGTGACTGCAACTACAACCCCCGTGCGTGCAGCGGAAGAAAAAGTTAGGGTAGAAGCAGAAAAAGCTACACCAGAAACACAAACAGTGCAAAGGGGTAAGGGTAAGAAAGCGCTGTTTGTATCTCCCGAACAAGCCAAAGCCGCAGAAAAACTAGATAGGGAACTACAGAAAGAATACAAAGAAGATAAGCCAAGGGCTGTCGTTGAGTTTGCCGAGCGTGTAGCCACAGGTCTTAGTGGTAAAAACCCGCTTACACCCAAAGATTCGTTTGAGGTGCTGTACCCGTTTAGGGACGGCGAAGCCCCCAAAGGCGACCAAGATGCGCTAGCAGCACACAGATACCTAAACAAGATGCCTTCTGTAAAAGACGGTGTGCGTTTGATCGTGTTTGATATGGCCCACGGAACTGAGTATCGGCAGGACAGTAGTACGGATCTCATACCAGAGTTTCGTGATTTCTTTAAGGGGCTTAACCCAGACGAAGCTGCGAAGGCTATGCGGTGGTTAGAGAACAACCTAAGTAAGCAGTCCCTAGACGAGATAGCAACTCTACAAGCAAAAGAAACACTCCTAGCACAGAACGATGTAATAGCCTTCAAAAATAAACTGGTGCAGCAAACTGATAAATCGTCCGTGCCATCAGATGTAAACGCGCTTATGCCGGGGTTCTTGGGTGGCACTACACTGTTTGACCCAAGCAAAGTAGGTAGCACCTATTTTAGTGACGCTCAGCTAGAAGCTGCCTTAGCTGGACTACCTGTAGAAGAACGCAAGAAGATACTAGAAGCGAGAAGAGGTAGGGGTGACAAAGCTACGGTAAACGACATATTTAACGTCCCACAAGAAAGTAAGTCCCGTGAACAAGCTATTGTTGACTATGCAGCACTTGATGGAAAGTTAACCCTAGACCTGCCTGCTGACGCAAAGATAAACCTAGACTACATATTGCACCCGCTAGCACGGGGTATGTTACTCAAGGGTGACTTACAGGGCGCTATGGCCGCGATAAATGCAACCGCCTATAACAGTCAAGTGAGTAAGTTGGGTGCGGCTTTCTACAAAAATGCTGGTGCGACTAAAGTAGAAATAGTCAAAGATCTTAAAAATAAACTAGGTGAGCGTGCTGCGGGCCTCTTTGATCCAAAGACTAACACAATAAAATTAGACTCAGAGCTAGGCATGAACCCACATGTGGTGCTGCATGAGATGACTCACGCGGTAACGTCTGCTCGGATAGCCAATAACCCTAACGACGCATTTGTTAAACGACTAAACAGCCTGTACCAAAGCGTAAAAGATAAAATCACTTCTAACTATGGGGCTACAAATTTAGACGAGTTTTTAGCCGAAGCCATGAGCAACGATACTCTACGTGGGGAGCTTGCCCGCCTCGACGGTAAAGATGGCGTAAATATGTTACGCAAGTTTAAGAACATCATGGGTAACTTCTTGCGTAGGTTAATAGGTCGCAAACCCGTACAGCTAGACGCACGCACTGTAGTCGATGAGATTATAGACGGGATTATAGCACCAGCCCCAGCCTCTCGTGGTTCGGGTGAACTTATGATGGCTATAAACGAAGGCACTGCAAATAAATTAATAAACGCTAACTTCAAAGAAGCAGTGCGCACGATTAAAGAACTGAAAGAAGATACGTTTTCTGACGGTGCTATAGACTTAATGACCAAGGGTAAAGATGCCGTAAAACAGGTAGGTCTACAGTTCTTAAACTCGCAGGCTCTAGGTGATGTAGGTAAAGCACTGGGCATTGGCGATGCCACTACATTATTCCATGAGGCGCTAGAGCGACAGAATGGGCGAATATCTAAGATAGATGAGCGGTTAGACGGTACGCTGCTTGATTTAGAAAGCAAATTAAAGAAGATTGACGTTACTGCCTTTAATCGTTTAGTTCACGATGCCACCTACGACCAAGTTGACCCATCACTAACTAAAGCAGAAGCAGAAGCCAAGTACGGTAACCGTGTAGTTAAAGGCACGCAGATACTTAAAATTGACCGTTGGAAAGAGCTACGCGACGGAGATTGGAAGACTGTCGGCCCCGTAGGGCACTCTGCGTATAGGCAGCTAAAGAACACATATGCAGAACTGCTAGAAGACCTTAAGGCGGCGTTCGGTAAGCGAGTGACCGATGCTATGGGTAACACCAAGCAGTCTGAAACATTAAAGAACGAGCTATTTGAAAAGTTATTTAAGAACAAGTTAGAGCCTTATTTCCCGTTGGGTCGAGATGGGGACTATCTACTTAAATTTACTTTACGACTAGCAGACGGTTCTCCAGAAGTGGTTGTAGAGTCTTTCGACACTAGCAAGGCTATGGAGCGTTTTGCTAAAAGGCTAGAAGGAGCCACGGTAGAGCAGGATGGCTTTACTGCAGAAGATATAAAACCACATAACAGCATAAAGACTCTATCGTTTAAGGGTGCGCCCCCCACGTCATTTGTAAGCGATATGATGCAGATGCTTGACCAAAATATAGCTGCAACTACAAAAGACGAAATAGCCGCAAAAGAAAAGACCATAGAGGATCTTATGCAGCAGTTTATTACTGCGCTTCCAGAATCGTCTTTCTTAAAATCCTTCAAGAAACGCGACAACGTGTTGGGCTACAACGAAGATGTACTTGATACATTTAAGACAAAAGCCTACAGCGTGGGTAGACGCACAGCCAACGTACAGTCAGCGGAGGATATAAAAGCAGCGGCTAGAGCGGTAGAAGAACAAACAGAGGCATGGATAAAATCTGGCGAGGGAGTAGAAGAAAAAGCTCAAAGGCAGAGAAACGGCAACATCATTATAAATGAAGTGAAGGAGAGGCAAGACGAGGCCCTATCTCCGTCCGACAGATATATTGACCGTGTAGCTAAGACTGCTAATAGATTTGCTTTTATAGGCACTATGTCTTTTAGCGCGGCGTCTGCCATAGTGAACGGTGCGCAGATACCTGCGGTTGTTCTTCCCTACCTACAAGCAAATACAGACTTAAACACCGCGATGTCTTCTTTGATGACTGCCACCCGGTTATTCAGTGGTAGTGGACTTTCTCACGAAGTACCTACGTTCCAAGAGGCGGGCCGTAAAGCGGGTAAAGTAAAAGTAAAAGGTATGCCATCCATAGATAATTACTATGTGGCTAACGAAGAAGGGAACTTTGTTTTAAGAGAGGATGTAACCGACCTAGACAAGGTGTTCTATACCATGTCCACAAAAGATGGTGGGACTAGAGACCTTACTAAGAGAGAGTTCTTAGAGATGGTCAAGCCGGTGATACAAGCGGCTGCAGATAGAGGGCTACTGAATAAATCACTGTGGGCTGAAACGCTTGGTGTGGAGCTAGGTGGTAAAACCAAGGGCGGCAAAGCGCGTAACGCTTGGGAGAAGTTTAACCTCTGGGGCGCACTGCCATTTCATACTGTAGAACGAGCTAACCGACAGGTCACTATCGTCGGTGCATATCTAAATGAAGTAGCCCGACTAAACACTAAGCCCAATGCTGCCAAGGGTGAAACTACTTTAGATCAGAGTGAGATATTACAGCAGGCCATAGGCACAGCTTTGAATCAGACAGGGCAGCTTAATGGTAGTGCCGCGCTAAACACCGCTCCTAGAATTGCACAGAGTGGTATAGGCCGTGTGGCTATGATGTTTAGGACTTATGGTGTCACTATGTACTACCATCAGTTCAAAATGGCTAGGGCTGCATTAAAACAAGCTAAAGAAGAAGGGCTGGATGATTACTCGGTACAGCAGGCAAGGAGGCAGTTTGTCGCTAGTCAGATAGCCATAGCCACTATATCAGGTGTACAAGGTTTGACTCTTGTAGGTATAGCACAAGCGCTCGCGGACTTGTTCTTATTAGATGACGATGAAGAAGATGCAGACACGTTAACTCGTAAGTATTTAGGTGATCCACTATATAAGGGTGGCATACAGTATCTAACTTCGTTCTTAGGTAGTGAAGTAGATGTGGGTTCACGTATTGGCCTATCACACTTGATACTAGGCAGCAACAAGTATGACTTTGGGGAATCTGGCAAAGAAGAGCTTGTTAATCTGCTAGGTGGCCCTGCTTTAGGCTACGGCTCCTCTGTAGTAAGGGGTGTAGAGTCTATACTGAACGGAGACGTGCAACGCGGCATTGAAAGCACACTACCTTCTGCTGCGCGTAACTTAGTTCAGTCTGCACGGTTTGCTTCTGAAGGCGCTAGAACCCGCAGGGGGGACATCATTGCTGATGACTTTAACTTTGGCGAGTTGACCGCCAAGGCTTTGGGCTTTGCTCCCGCAGAATACACGAATGCTCAAGAACGCAACCAAGATCTTAAGCGCATAGGTAGAAAAGTAGACGCTGATCGCACAAGACTACATAAGAAATACTATGTAGCTCTGCGGCAAGGTGATGACATAGCAGATGTAATCGAAGAGATTGCCGAGTTCAACAAGCGCCATGCAGGTAAAGGTAAGAAAGTCCTTATAACCGCAGATAGTATAAAACGATCTATGGCACAGCACGGCAGAACAAGTGTGAAGATGTATAAAGGTGTAGTGTTAAGCTCTACGATAGACGATTACTTAAGAGCTATAGACGCTGATCTAAACGCTGGCCCTTACTACTTGAGGTGACCCACCCCCTCGGTGGGAAGAGGGTGGGCCGGTTTTGGAGAACCACAGCGTTCCGCTGCGTGTCATATAGTATCACGTAGTTCTCCAGAATCTCACACCCAATTTGTTATCCTCAGTTCGGACTCGGTGCTCAAAAGTCCACCCCTTAGACTCCATAATTTGTTTTGCTTGAAGGTATGCGGCTTGCGTGTCGATACAGGGAATGAAAACAGACATACCCACTAACATCTTACTCCAGTACACCACTACCCTTACCCCGTCCGGGCAGAGATCATCAGCAAGTATTACTTCTTCGCTGACGTTTTGTTTGACTCTACTATCTCTAATGACCGCCAATCCTTGCCCATGTGCTTACGAGCTTCCTTTGTAGCTTTGCTCTTAGCTTCTTCTAAAGACTCTGCGTCAACTGCAAAATGCTTAACTGTCGTTAAGTAAAGCTCAAGCTCATACCTCTTCATCCGTATCTCCTTGTGGTAATTGTACAGAGCAGTCTACGACTATAACGTCAGTAGGTGGCAGTCGTAAGTGTGTGCCTTTACTCAACCGCATTTTTGACTTTTTAGCACTCATCTTAGACTTCAAGTCTTGAATGAAAGATGCGTAGTTTACTTGGTGCTTACCGCACCACTCCCGCAACGGTTTCGGCACAAGATAGGCTCGTTTAACGTCTGTCTCGTACCTAGCCACAAGCCTAGCGCGTGGATTCAAGTCAGGTATTACAAGCTCATCCAGCCCGTTCTTGTTGGTTTTTCGTAGGTCATCCGTGCTCTTAATCCACAGCACGTTGCCATAGTGATCGTTTAAGTAGTCGTTAAGTACCTGTTCTGCAGAACTACTCATATCAGCAACACTCCTTTTGTTGTCTTCAAGCACGCCAAGTATCCATTTGTATACCTTCTTTGTGCTGTAGGGTAATAGCCCCATCTTCCTGCAAAGCACTAGCGCAGTAAGCGTACATGCTGCACCTGCAGACCAAAACCTATTCTCAGCAGCCAAACCAGCCTCAGAGTCCACCTTCAACTGCGTGGCTTTTAGTAGCGCTTTAACATCGTCTAAGTTGTTTATGACGTACTGCACAAACGGTACACCTGCATGACCGTAGTTGTTCTGTAGGGCTAGGGCAAATGCATCGGTGGCTTCTTTAGTGTTTGCGCTCTTGTAATGCTTGCTGACTTTGTACTCAAGTATGCGCTGTGCTTCTGCTTTCGGCGCTTGCTTGTCCATCATTATCTTTTCTATCAGGCTGGTGTTTGCGCTGGATACAGTCATAAAACTCCACGCATACCCATTGAAACGCTCTATGTTCGCACTGCTAGTCAACCTACGCCGCTGCTTACCACCATATAGTTGGTACGCCATATCACTAAGATCGCTAGGCGACATATTTGTAACCTCGTCCATGAAGAACGGTAGGTTGTTATAGATCTCAGCCCTATTCATCTTGGCTAAGTACTTGTCTTCCTTGCTCAGTATAAGTTCTTCTGGATTACCCCACACACCTAGCCCTGCAAACTGTGCGGTTGTTTTACCAAGCCCAGAATCATCGCTATGTAGGTGAAGCATGGAGCAGGCCACAGGCATAAGTTTCATCAGTATAGAACCGAATGCTGCACCTAAGACGTATTGATACGCCTCCTGCCCGTCTTGATCTAAGAAGGCTATTGTTTCTTTCCAATCTTCTAACGTGCCCTTAGATTCAAATGCAGGGAACATGGCAATGGTGTTTGACGCGGGTGGGTTGAAGTCTATGCGATCACCAAATATCTCTTGGTTACCCAGTACAAATGACTTCATATCATCATCTGTCCAACCAAACTGTCGGTGAGCAGTTTCTGCAACAGACTTAGCCTGTAGCTCGTTCACCCACGTAGTCGTGTAGTCCATAAGCTCATCCATCCTCTTTATGGCTACGCCTTGAGCACTCATGTTTTTACGGAACTCTTCCCGTGAAGTAACAGCAGTCAAGGGTAGCGTAAATTCACGCATACCATCTTTCGGTAAGTGTAGGCACATAACGACTGACTCACCAAGTTCGGGGTCATGTACGCGCTTAACCACGTATATGTCATTGTGGTAAATAAGTTTATCTTCTGGCTCACCGTCTGGGCCGTTCGCTCTTACATATATACCGCCATTCGCCCCACGGAAGTATGGTCTTGGGTACTCAGGTATCACATACGTTTTAGTTGGTGCGTTTGGTAGTGAGGCAGATACTGTCTCTACTACGTTGTCCTCGTCAGTCGCTTCAATTATGTGTCGGCCTAACACTATGGGGGACTTTATCTTGCCCCAGTACGGACACTTTCGGCATACCTTTGGGTTGAACTCATCAAACTTAACGCACTGGTACGGGCCTTTTATCAAGTCCATTTTGTACGCTGTGTCTTCTGGTGTGTAGCCTTCGTGCCCCCTAGATATGAAGTGTGCCGCCTTTTCTGAGTCTGAGCAGAACTTGGCTATGGATAGCCCTGCCCTCCACATAGGCTCCGAGCAGTTCTCTTGGTCGTTGATAATCGTTTCTAACTGCTTACAGCCAGAACCCAGCTTTATCTTGTTTACTATTGTCCCAAACTTGTTTTCACTGTTGCCCATCAACGCTTGCATAACAGCGTTAGCCCCACTACGCGCATTGCGTTGAGGTACAGGCAGTGGGTTCTTGCCCAGCAGTTCTGCGAACTCATCAAAGTCTACAAGCGGCGGGGGTTCCACCCCATACATGACCACTCCACTAGGCGGGTCAGTCTTGTGGTTGTGTGTATTGACTACACGCAGGACTCTCGCTGCATCGGCAGTAACAGCGGGGTCTGCTAGAAAGTTACGTTGTGCGCACTGCGCCTTCAACTGTTCTGCTACAGGTAGCCAATCGTCTGTGGGCACTGCTTCCTGTAAAGCCCAGTAGACGTGTATCCCACGCCCTGAGTTAATCATTAGAGGTTTAGGCAGCTTAAGTTCTTTAGAAAACCTACGTAGTTCGGCTACTGCTTCTTCTTGTGTTGCGAAATCTTTACTAGGGCCACAGTCTAAATCCAAGAAGAACGCCTTGAACGCCAGCGTATTATCTACACGACGCGATCCAGCTTCAGAAAACGTAGCCAGCGCGAAGTAAACATCGTACCCCTGCGCATCAAGGTGATTAGCGGTGTCCACCACGTCATCTAGCGACGTGAAGAACATCTGTTTCCTTTGGTCGTTTGCTAGGTGGTTAGCGAATACACAGTAGTTACCTGTATCACTGAGCACCCTGCTTAAAAATTGCTTGGTGTGCATGACTATTACTCATAACCGAAAGACACCGTGGCAGGGGTGTCGGTACACCCTTTTCGATTACTCTAGCCACGATGGTAGTTATGGAGCTTTAGTCGTCCCACTCGTCAATCACAGCAGTGACCGCCTCTTTCTCTTCCTTTGGAGCTGCGGACTTCTTCACCATTTTCTTAGGTTCTTTTACTGGAACATCTTCTTCCCACTCGTCTTCTGCGGGAGTAGCAGCTACAGGTTCTGGTGTTGCCTCGACAGCGAATGCACCACCATCACCACCTTCAACGGTGAATCCTTCCTCCTCCTCAAACGGATCTCTAGCCTGCATGGGCACATACTTAAGCACCTGCACTGCTCTTGGTCGGAGTTTGACCCCTGCCGTACCGTCTACGAAGTATGGGTGTAAAGACACCTGCACGTTGATCGTGCTACCGCTAGTCAACATAAACCCGCTAGACAGTGGGGTTCTCTTTGCGTCTACTTGTGATGGTGGTCTGCTAGCCTCACCGTTGTAGGCACCCTCAGTTCTGGATTTGTGTGTCCAGTTACCGTTTTCATCTTTCTTGAAAGGGCGCTCAAACGTCTCAGGCCAACTGCTGTTGCCATCAGCGCGTTTTGTTTCATACGCATCCTTCATAGCAGACCACAGACCTTTAGCCTGATCGGTGCTCATAATAAAGCTAAGCGAGAACTCTGCGCCTTTCTCTGTAGCTTCGCACGGTACGCTTTTGTTTTTAGCGTTGTCCCATCGGTAGGTCTTGTCGATCCTTGGGTATAACGCTTCCACGCCTTTCAACAAGTGTGTTGCTGTATCAGCCATTTTTATGTTCTCCTAAACATCTGTGTTTATGCTATTTCACTCACGGTAAACCCCTCCACCTCATCGAATGGCGATGCTGCACTACTCCACACTGGCGGGGCACTGAAGGTAATCGCTTTCAATGTATCGGGGTGTTTCTCAAGCTCCATAGCAATCTTAAGTTCGGCCTCGTCTAACACCCGCATGGGTCTAAAACGTAGCCTTGGTGCGTAACTTGTCTGCTCAAAACAGATCCTAGTCACGACGGTTGTAGCAGAGGTGTCGTGCTTAACTAGGTGCTTCACGTAGTTTTGCATTGACATCCAGCCGCGCTCAGCTTCACCAAACAAACTTGTTGCTGGTAGTTGTAGCTGAAACACGTCATATAGATTGTCCTCTACAATAGTTACGGCGATCCTCTGTAAGAACTTACAAGCTCTTGAACCGCCTCCTCCTGATCCCCGTATGTTCTGTTCACAATCTATGCAGCGCGTTGACTGCCTAGTTTCTGCTGGAACATCTGGGTCAGGTGCCTGTGTGTTTGATGACCAGCAACTAGGGCTAGCTGCGCGGTTGGGGTCATAGCTCCCTGCGTAAAACATACGTGACATACCTGCGGCATTTACAATCACGACATCTAAAACATCAGAGTCTATTTCTACCTCTTTACCGTCTACTACCTTACGAAACTTACCGTCCCGTATGCTGATCTTCTTGAAACTCATACTACAGGTCTTCGTCCGCTTCCGGTGTTTCAAAAAAGTTTCGTTCCTCTTTGACACGCTCTTTGATGTCTTCAGCAAGCTCGTTTGCCAAAGTATTTACAGCTATGTTCTCTATAACAGTATTGGTTTCGTTCAAATCTGTGTTCATAAGAGCGAAGATCACACGGTTAAGGTCAAAACGATATGTCTTACCTACGTGTATGTACGTATTTTCCGGTATGAGATTAGCTCGCAGCCATGAACGCACGGTGCTCACAGACACTCTTAGCTGCTTTGCTACCTCGTCAATGTCCACTAGGTTTACTTGCTCGGTCACTTCTTTTTCCTTACGTTGATTGTGTACTCAGTATTAGCATTCAAACCTTTGGGTAGTTTCTCAGGATTCTCCTCCAACCATTCTTTGATAGCTTTTTGGTGAAGCCGCTGCTGTAGGAACTCTGGCACTTGCTCTTCTATAATGAACTCACGCATCTCTTCCCAGTTATTAGTCTGGTACACGGTCTTGGTGGTTTTATAAAAGGTGCCTGTGTCGGTTGACACGTTCTTAGCTTTGGTTGCGTCAAGATGCTTCATCATTTCGTCTTTGATGAGATCCTGCTGTTCACTGAGTTTGCTGTCTTCTTTATCAAAATCAGACTTAAGCTCAGCACGCTTGTCCCT